TGCTCGGATATCATTGAGTTTGAAATCGATCTTGTAATAGTTTTTGTTTATGTAATCCTGAATATCAAGCATGCTGCTGCCGTTTCTTGCCATGAAAATAGCGACAGTAGTTGCTTCAGCACCTTTAATCCCTTCAGGATGATTGTGTGTTGTAGCAGTGACCATCATCGAAAACTGCTTTGCTTCTTCAAGAGACTTGGCGGCATATGCACAAGGACTAACGCGCATTGCGGCACCGTTGCCCCAGCTGTTGTATGGTTGAGGATTGCTGCTTGTCAGCCAATGACGAAAACGTCCGCCATAACCGCCGTTGGGGTAGCGCCTACCGAATTCTTGCATCCTTTTAACCGTATTGATGAAAAGCACATTTTCATCACCATTGCTGTCGAGGAGTGCCTGAGCAACTGCTAAGGTCATAATACTATCATCAGTCGGTTTGCATCCTTTTATATGTGAAAGAAACTCGAAATCCTTGCTTCTGTGATTATGCCACTCAAATCTGGAACCTACGATATCACCAATGATTGCTCCTAACATGTGTTACCCTCGCTTTATCCTTGAATCTTGTTTATGTGTTCTTTGTACTGATCCTTAACGTTGTCCGGCGATATGATCTTCATCTGATCGGCGAACTGTGCCAGCCATCCGAAGAACGTCTTACTAACCTGAACGTGCACTGTTGCCGCGCACTCATTATCATTGACTTTCATCATCGATGTGTCTTCGCCGAACTTGTCAATAACGGGTCCGATGAGCGATCTGTCGAACTGAATCAGAACATCCTCGAGCTCTCCGCCGTACATCTTGAATGCCTGCTCGGTGAACTCTGCAACACCTTTGATCTTCTCAAGCGCTTCGTCTGAGAGCACTGATTCCTCAACGACCTCTACCTGATCCATTCTGTCCAGTCGGTAGTTTGCCGTCTTGTCCGGATGTCTGCTGCTGTATGTCATGAGGTAGTAATTGTCTTCGCTCATGATCATAGCAACCGGCTCCACGTAATAGCGTTTTTTCTCGCCGGTATCTTTGCACTGGAAAACGCGCTCCTTCTTCTCATTGAGATAGAAGTAGTGGAATGCGATTTTCTTCTTGCGTCTGATCGCATCTTCTATGCTGTCGACGGTGTAGAGGATCTTTTCATTGCTGTGCTTTCGCGTATTGAAGTTGACTATGTTCCGCTTCAGCAGTTCTGCGCGATATGATCCACCGAGCGCAGCGATCTTATCGATGAGATCCTTCGTTTTCTTTTCTGTAACGAAGCTCGCCGCCTGCACCGCGTCCATCAGTATCTTCAATTCCGGTATTGAAAACTCGCGCTCTGGCACATAGTAGTATCTTTCGTGATCCTTCTTAAATGTAATGATCTCGAAGCCAAACTCGGTCAGAGCGTCGATGTCTCTATCAATTGTTCTGATGCCAACGGGGACGCCTTGTTCGCAGAGCAGTCGTACCAGCTCTTGACGCGAAAGGGGACGGTCTTCGTCGGTGTCCTTTTGGAGTAACTCGTAGAGTTTCAGCAGTTTAATTTTGTTGCTGTTTTCTGCCATGGTTGCTCCTCCTTCCAGCGGGTATAAAAATACTCATATATTATAACATATTCTAATGTAAAAATCAAGTAGTGAGTGCGTCAAAATTGACGCTTTCGCAATATTTTCGGGCGTTTTAGGGTTCAAGTCCTACGCGGTTAATCCTTTTGGGCGTTCTTTGTTTGTGCAAAGAGCGCCCAAAAGATACACGATTTTTCCGCCCTGATAATGAAAAAATCGGGCTCCGCTGCAGCCGGTTGACCGCTTTGAAGCCCGAAATTGCCTGATTTTGCCTTATTTTTGACCAAAATGCAAGAAAAAACCTCTTTTGTCGTGGTAGACAAAAGAGGTTTCTTTTATGGAAAAGACTGCGATGAATGATACAACGCACGACCAATGCACCCAAACCGCATTTTTCGTTGCACACCCATCAATAAAAATTGCACACCCCAAAACAGTGTGCAATTTTAGTGAAAACGGATTGCACACTCCGAAAAACCGTGCAAAAAAGCAAAACTAAATATTAGTACACACCGAAAACACAATCAAAACGACACATTAAAGGCTCGATTTCTTTTTAATTCTAATATACTTTTTCTATCGGTCGCATCCGCCACACAAAATTCAATTTGTTTTGCATATTGTGATTGCCGTCTTTTAGCCAATTCTATCATTTTTTTGCTGTAATCAAAAGCGACAACCGAAGCGCCTCTTTGTGCAAGATACGAAGAATAATTTCCATTGCCACACGCAATATCCAAAATGTAATCCGCAGGATTAGGAGATAGAAGTTCCGTTACTTTGGGACGCACTACCTCTCTGTGAAATTCATTAGATTCGTCACCCATTGCATTATCCCAAAATTGTGCGTTCTCCTCCCAGATTTTTTTACTTTCCTCTGTTCCCATGTTCTCTCCCACTCCCCAAATTTGCTTTTTTGCTTCCATTAAATCTTCCTTACTATATTCCATTGTTACCCTCCATAACTTCTGATTGTTGCCGTCTTGACGATTATGTATCTTTACATTACCTTCTGAAACATATGGCGCACCTTGTCCAGGCGGCTGTTTGGACGGCGGGGCTGGATGACCGGCTGACCGACAGCGGCCTGATATCCTTTCAGCTCTGTAAGGCATACGCTCCGCCCGTTGGTGTAAAAGGCCAGATCAGTACGGTATGCCTGTATACAGCGGGCGGGAATCTCGCCAGTAAAGACAACTTCATCCTTTTTTACCTGGGCCGTTTCGATGGTGGCACAGTATTTCGGTGCATCATGATAAGCCCTGGAAAGGTATTCCTGGGGCGCATAGAGGATGAAGGAGAGATAAGGTTCCAGCAGCTGCGTCCCCGATTCCTTCAATGCCTGTTCCAATACAATCGGGGCCAATGAGCGGAAGTCCGCCGGCGTGCTGACCGGACTGTAATAAAGCCCGTATTCAAAGCAAATCTTACAGTCCGTTACGTTCCAGCCGAACAAGCCCTGCTCCAGCCCGTAACGGATACCATCCCTGACAGCGTTTTGAAAACTCTGGTTCAAGTATCCCAGCGAAACCCGGCTCTCGTATTGTACACCGGAGCCAAGCGAGAGTGGTGTAACAGACAGTCCTATGGATGCCCAAAACGGGTTGGGCGGCACCTCGATATGGATGGTGTGGCTGGCTGCTTTGAGCGGCCGCTCCATATAAATGACGGAGGGTTCCTTTACCACTGTTTCAAGCTTGTATTTTTCCGACAGCAAAGCGGAAACAACCTCCAACTGCACCCGGCCCAAAAAAGAAAGAATGATCTCATGGGTGATGGAATCCACTTCGCAACGCAAAAGCGGGTCAGTATCCGCAAGTTGCGTAAGAGCGTCCAGCAGCCGTTCTCTTTGCGCTGCCGTTTTCGGCGCAATCGTCGTCCGCAGCATGGGGAGGGGGTCCTCGCGCCACCTTTTACGAGGGAGCCGGGTTTGGTCCCCTAATACATCGTTTAACCTCACGCTGTCGCTGGGAAGGATAACAATTTCACCCTGATAAGCGGTGTCTGTCCGAACAATTTCCCCTTTGGATGGAATACGCATCTCTGTGATTTTCAGCTTTTCTCTCCCGGCCAGGGCCACCGTATCCCGCAGGCGCAGCGTTCCGCTGTATAACCGTAGATAGACACGCCGCTGGCCGCAATCGGTGTACTCAACCTTGAAAACGCTGCCGCATAGGGCGGCGCCCCCCTGTTCCCCAATCGGTTGGAACAGCCCTGTCACCGCATCCATCAACGGTTGAATGCCAAGGCCATTTTTGGCGCTGCCATGATAGACTGGGAACAGGGAGGCGTCTTGAACCCGCTGCTGTTCCTCCCGCGCAAGTTTTTCCCGGCTGATTGGTTCTCCTGCGATATACTTTTCCAATAATTCATCGTTATTTTCGATGACCGCATCCCATGCTTCTATGTCGGTATTTTCCTCCAGGACTATTTCCGGGGACAGCGACACCGTCTGCTTGATGATAATATCGGCGGAGAGCTTATCCCGAACAGACTGAACCACGCTCTGCAAATCAACGCCAGCCTGGTCGATCTTGTTGATAAAGATAACGGTGGGAATGTTCATTTTCCGCAGGGCATGGAACAGAATACGGGTCTGGGCCTGCACGCCATCTTTAGCGGAGATCACCAAGATGGCCCCATCTAAAACAGCCAAAGAGCGGTACACCTCCGCCAAAAAATCCATGTGGCCGGGCGTATCCACAATGTTAACTTTACATCTGTGCCACTGGAAGGAAGTGACTGCCGCTTGAATGGTAATCCCACGCTGCCGCTCCAAAAACATGGTGTCCGTCCTCGTTGTCCCTTTTTCGACGCTCCCCGGTTCTGAAATGGCTCCGCTGGCATATAGCAGGCTCTCCGTCAAGGTCGTCTTTCCAGCGTCTACATGGGCAAGAATTCCAATATTGATTATTTTCATGTGATTGTCCTCCCTTTACAGCCCCAAAGGGCATAAAAATCCCCAGCAGTAAAATACTTTTACCACTGGGGATTATAAGTTGCGGACATACACATATACAGCATACACCTGTTTGTGATTGCTGTTTTTGGGGATATGTCAAAATTGATAAGGCAAAAGTATTCTTAAATTGGGTACAAAAAACTAAACCCCTACAAAAGGAGCTATCATAATCCTTTGTTCCCACTATTTGATTATAGTTTTATTTAAGAATACCTTGCCGCATATTTTTTACTCCTTTTCTGGATTAAATCATTGTATCACATCAGTTTTAGGAAAGCAAGTACCTAAAAGAAATTTTTCTTCCCCTTATATGTAACAATCATACCGGCTTCCTAGCGTTCAGAATGTTTTCTGCTGTCTGCTGTGGTGTTTGGTTGGAATTGTCCAACCAAAAGCCGATCCGTGGTGTTGTCTGCATTTTACTAAATACAAATTCAATGTATACAGAAAGATATAAGGAGTGGGAGGGATTCCGCCGTAGTTGGCATTGTAGGAAAATCCAAAAGTTTAGATTTTCCCACAATGCTTATCTTTTGGTCTTTGGTTCGGAATAGTGTAGTGCTGGCGGTCTATCTCTTGTTTTCGGTTGCTTGCTTCCTTACCGTACATGAGCATTCTCTCGCGGGATGTCCCGATGCCCGGTAAAACAACAAGTAAGCTCTTTCACTCGTAAGTCCTCCCCCAAAAAGAAAAACCGCCGTTAATTCTAACAGCGGCTGGCTTTTTTATAAAGTGCCGCCCCCTTACGAGAACGGCACCTGTGAAATATACCCTCACGTAAGTTACCACACTTCATTTTTCGCCTACAGACTCTCAAGGAATTTGTAAACGCGATAGGATATAATTCCACCGGGGATTATATCCTTGAGAGTTTGATAGTAAACGTAGGCGATAAAGCGAACCTGGTTCGCCTTACTGGGTGATTTAGTTTTTTGAAAACTGAAGTGTGGTATGATTATTATACTCCTTTTGCGTGAAAAAAGCAATCTTTTACAGCACCTTCCGAGAAAACATTTCCACCCTAAAAGGGCGGTTATCAGACCTTTTCTTCCACTTCAGTTCCGTTCCTAAATCTATAGACTATCGTCTTGTCTCCTCTGACCAATACCGTATCAACCATAATCGACCAAAGCCGAATGCTGAATTCCTCGATGGGTTCATCTTTCTCGTGGAGTTCAAACATAAATGCCCCAATGATGTCTGCCTTTCTTACCCTTGCGTTCCGCTGCTCGGTCAACTCTGCTAACTCATCACCCATGGTTTTATATCTGGTTTCAAGTGATTTATATTCATCCCAAAACTTAGTCTGGTCTTGTGCCACACGTGCGTTTCTCTCTACGATTTTCCGTATCATTTCGGAAATGATATGCTGTTCCTCTGTCTTCTGCATAATGGTGGCATCGAGTTCCTTTGTGTCCGAAAGAAGATCCTGCATAATTCGGCAATCGTCAAGCAACTTTTCTTTGGCTGCAATCACCCTATTCATCGCTCGAATAAAGCCGTCTTTGAGGTTTTCTTCCGTTAATACCGGGGTGTTGCATTTGGCATCGTTGTACTTGTTATTGCACCTATAGACCACCTTCTTATACTTGTCAGTGGAATGCCAGACTTTTGGGCCATAGAAACTTCCGCAGTCTGCACAGATAACTTTCGATGCGAAAGCCGAGCATCCGCTATACCTTGCTCCCAGTCTCTTCCGTCTTTCGATCTCTTGTTGCACGATTTCAAACTCTGCCGGAGCAACAATATACGGGTGGCTATTCTCAATATAATACTGCGGGACTTCCCCCTCGTTTTTCTTCATCTTTTTGGTAAGAAAATCTACCGTGAACTTCTTTTGAAGGATTGCCGAACCCTTGTATTTCTCGTTCGTCAAGATGCTCAATACCGTACTTCCTTTCCAAATGTCGCTTTTTCCCGTAGGAGTTGGAACACCCCGGCAGGTGAACTCTGCAGCGATCGCATTTGGAGTCTTGCCTTCCATAAAACTGCGGTAGATTTCCTTGACGATTTCAGCCTCTTCTGGGACGATTTCGGGCAGTTTATCCGCCCCTTTCCTATACCCGAGGAAATGCTTATAAGGCAAGTAAACCTTTCCGTCCGCCGCCGCTTTCCGCTTGCCCCAGGTCACGTTGTCCGAAATGGAACGGCTCTCGTCCTGCGCCAAAGAACTCATAATCGTTAGCAGAACTTCCCCTTTGCTATCAAGGGTGTAGATGTTTTCCTTTTCAAAATAAACCTCAATACCCCGCTCCTTCAGCTTTCGGATGGTTACCAAGGAGTCGACCGTGTTCCTGGAAAAACGGCTGACCGACTTTGTGATGATAAGGTCGATCTTCCCTGCAAGGGCATCGTCAATCATCTCGGTGAAGCCTTTTCTCTGCTTGGTATTTGTGCCGGTCACAGCCTTGTCCGAATACATCTTTACGAATTCCCAGTCCGCCCGGCTTTTGATATAGTTGGTATAATATTTGATCTGGGCATCATAGGAAGTCTCCTGCTCTTCGCTATCCGTGGATACACGAGCGTAGGCTGCTACCCGTTTCTTACGGAAGGACTCTTGCTGAAGTCCACCCTTGAATGTTTTCGTTGCTGGTATGATCGTTACTTGTGGCATTTGCTTTTCTCCTTCATTAATTCTCCGAATTGCTTTCTTTTTTCATCGGTCCAGGTGGATTTTCTCGAATGAAATTCCCAATGGCGAGTGATCTCCGTCCCATCCTTCATTTTGAATAAAAGCGTATTATTCGCAATCGGTATTATTTTTTCGATCGTTTCTTTCAAAACGGTATTGTTTAACTGTTCAATTCCCACGACATCACAAGTGACCGCCGTTAGGATATCCTCGGGTATAGTTTGCGTTTGCGGACAGGCTTCTTTTCCTTTTTGTGATGAGATGCTACACACCCAAGCAACAGTATAATAAGTTTTCTTCCGGCGGTAGTGAACTCCACAGCAAGGACACCGAATCATCCCGGTAAACGGATATATCTCCCCCTTTTCTGGATTGTAGTTCTTTAGGTATTTTTTCTTTCGCCTTTCCGTCTCTTCTTGGATTGCCTTGAATGTTTCAAGCGGTATGATTGCCTCGTGGGTTCCCTCTGCGTGGTACATTGGATACTCCCCTCTGTTCCTATTCCACTTCTTTGTCAGGTAGTCACTCGTAAATGAAGTTTGAAGGAGAAGGTTCCCGGTATAGTTATATTGCTTTAGTATTCCGCTTACCCCGGCATGGTTCCAAAGTCCGCCACCACTACTTGGTATCCCTTCGGCATTGAGCATCTTCGCAATCTTGACATAGCCGTGTCCTTCAAAGAAATACTGAACAATCTTGTGGATGACCGCCGCCTCTTCGGGAATTATCTCAAAACGTCTGTTAATCAACCTATAGCCGTAGATATGCCCGCTCCAGGGCTTGCCTTCTTCAAAGCATTTTTTGATTCGCCACTTCATGTTTTCGCTATTAGAAAGGCTTTCTTCTTGGGCAAATGCCGCAAGGATCGTAAGCATCAACTCACCTTCGGTGGTAAAGGTGCTGATATCTTGTTCTTCAAAGTAGACCTCAACTCCCATCGCTTTCAACTCTCGGCATGTTTCAAGCAACACCACGGTGTTTCGGGCAAACCGGGAAATCGCCTTTGTGACAATTAGGTCAATGTTCCCCTTCCTACATTCCTCAACCATGGCAAGAAACTGCTTTCTCATCTCCTTCGTTCCCGAAATCGGCTCGTCCGCATAAACACCGCAGAACTGCCACCCCGGGTGCGACTGGATGTAATCTTGGTAATAACTTATTTGCGCCGACAACGAGTGGATCATCGTATCTTTGTCATAGGACACACGTGCATAGGCACAAACGCGCTTAATCTGCATCGTTGGGAGCTTTTTCGGTGTTATCGTTTCAACTACTCTGTCCATTCTTAACCTCCTGTTTTTTGTATGCGTATATTACCTCTAAAACAGGATTTTATCCAGTCATTTCGAGCCATTATCACGGAAAATACTCGACAAATTGATACAATATTTTTCGCACATTTTTGTCTCAATTTTTATAAACTCATCAACCGTGATAACACCCTGGGAAAGCATCGATTTTGCCATCGTCATAGCAAGTCTGTATCCTACCAAGTTATCATACATTTCCTTTTCCATATCGCTCTTTCCTCCCTATTGCCGAACACTGACGTGAACAGTAAACCCTATGCGGATTGCCGTTCGCTGTGAAGGCTTTCCCGCAGACCGGGCAGACATAGTTATATACCGCTTTGGGCTTTCTCTCTTCCGGATGCTTTGCCCACCAAGACATTCGGCAAGCATCCGAACAGAACTTCCGTTTCTTTCGTTTTGGCAAAAATAACAGTTGCGCTCCGCATTCTTTGCAAGCACCAACATTCCCCTCGTTCATTCTCAAAAAGTAAGACTTGACGGTGTTTGGGGATATATTCAAAGTGGCAGCAATCTTCCTATAACTCCACCCTTGCCGTACCAATTCGGATATTCTTATCTTGTCTTCGTTCGTCATTAGGACACCTCCCTTCACTGTATGGAGAAAAAATGCCCCATTTTTTAGGTGTCCAGACAGAAAAAAAATAAGCCTACCCCGGATTTTTCTTCCGAGATAGGCTTAATGATCGCCAATCTTCTTATTTATACCTTTCCAATAAAGGCAATAACCACTTCAATATCCATCTTCTTGTGGTGTCATAGTTGGAATCGTAATATACCGCACCGACTATCGCTTCCACATAGGGGTCGTGTTCTTTACAAACGACCTTTTCGTGTTCGGGAATGTTCGGATCCTTATAGAAATGCAACTCGTTATACGAATAATCGATTAGCCCTTCACATAGCATCATCCTATGCATGGCTGCATTGTTTTCAAGATCACTTTTCTTTACCGTTATCTCGCCTTTAGTTCTCGTGCCTTCTCGGTAAAGTTTATCGGCTATAACGGATTTGAGAATCGTATCTCCCACGGTTGCCAATCCTTCATTGGAGTATTCGGCACCGTTTTTCCCTCTCCCCGGGACTTCGATTTTGATTGACCCCATTGCCTTTGAAAGCCAGGAGACGTCATTAAAGTGATAATGGAGTTTCAACTCCAATTCTCTCATTTCTCTTTCGATTCTTTTCTTTTCCATAGGCTTTTAGATGTGGTCCCCATTGAAAACGATTTTTTTATTAAGGTTAACTTCTATCGTTTTATCTGTGCTATAAAACCAGTCCAGCACTTTTTCATACCTCGAAGAGATCGCAATAATCCTCTGATTGCTTGAACCTAATAGTTTTCTATCAGTCTCCGGGCAGGATTCATCATAGGCTCCATCTAAAACGATATCGCAATTCCCAAGTATATCGTTCACCTCTTCAAATTTTCTTCCGGTGAAAGATATAACGCCGAGTCCAAGCCCGTGGATTCTTTCTGTCAACAAATATAATGACTGCTGTAGGGTCGGTTCTCCCCCGGAGTAGGTTACCCCTTCGATGCCGAATTGCTCTTTCGCTTTTTGAATGATTGCTATAAGTTCATCGAGTGTTAATATGGTCTTTGGAACGATTGCTTGGTAATCAGGGTTGCAACACCCTTTGCAATGGATATTACAACCCTGGAACCATATCGTCAGTCTCTTATACGGACCTTCCGTTTCCGTGCAAGTGTTTATGCTGGCAACATTAAACTTAATCATTCTCAAAGCTGAACTCAAGCCCATCCTTCGTGGTCTTTACAAGTATTTTTGCTCCCTTGAAGGAAGAAAGGTCTTGTTTGTTTTCAAACATAAACATAGCCAGTTCATCCAGGAGCTTATCGTTAATAGCATTCAGAATATCACGACCACCCTTGCTGCTATCTGCTCCACCGAGAATGTAATTGATAAATTTCAGTTCATCCTCAAATTCCAAATCAATGCGATACTTTTCAAGAATCGCCTTTTGAACCGGGCGCAGTTTAGATTTAGCAATCTTGATGCTGAACTCTTTATCCTTGATGAAATTGAACGGAACGATATTGCTATACCCTATACGACCGAGAATTTCAGGACGCTTGATTTCATTATCAAAATAGTTCTTCACGATCCGAATGAACTCTTGAGCTACATCTTCATTCGTGCCACTCGAAGCGACTTCTGATGCACCGAGGTTGGAGGTGAAAATGATAATGCTCTCGCTGAAATAGACCGTTTCACCTTTGCTATCCGTGAGTCGACCATCTTCCAAGATCTGCAGGAAGATATCAAGAATCCTCGGGTTCGGTTTTGCAGCCTTTTCGATCTCATCAAAAAGGATAATGCTGAAGGGTTTTTCTCTTACCGCATTCGTAAGTTGACCGCCCTCTTCGTATCCAACGTATCCCGGAGGCGCACCGATCAATTTCTGATCACTGTTCTCTTGTGCATACTCCGACATATCAAAACGAATACAAGCCTGTTCATCTCCGAACAAGAATTTTGCAAGCGCTTTTGACAATTCCGTTTTACCAACACCGGTGGGACCAACGAAGAACAATACTCCTTTAGGTGCTGAACGACTCGAAGATTTATGTATGCCGGTTAACCCCATATAGGCTTTAACGACTACTTTTTCTATCTTCTCAATTGCCTCTTCTTGCCCGACAACCCTCTCGCCTAAAATCTTCTTGATGTTCTTGACGGCTTTATAATCGAGCTTTTCCCAAGGGTTATCTTTTTCGCCATACTTAAAGAGAAGATACAGTTGCTCGAACGGCATCTTGCCTTCTTTCCTCGACAATCTTGCCATCTGGACAATCTCACGGTTCGTGAAATCATCGAGCATATCAACATACTCGTTTTTCTTGTCGCACGTGAGTAAGGTCTCGCCCGGCTTGAGTTTAATTTCAAACCCGCTTTCGACTTTTTCGATCATCTTTTCTCTTTCTTCTCTATCGGGCTTGGAAAGAGTCAAACATGACACCTCCGGGTTGCCCTGATAGAACGAAATCGGAAACATCGCAACTTTGCTCGTTACGAGAATGATAGTGCTTTCGTTCACATCCGGGTTCAGATATTCGACTTTCTTATCTTTGATAGCTTTGCCGAGCATCGTCAAAAGCTCTCTCTCATCCGGCGGGAGTTGACCACCGGCGGTAAAAAGATAATCTGCCCAGTTCAAGACAAAAGCGATTTTTCTATTCGGTTTCTTCAGATTTTTAAAGATGACATTGAAGATCTCCGCAGGAGTTTTGAAAAGACCGCTGCCGGTTTTCTCTTCCTGTTTCGGTGCGGATTCTTCGTCATCGTCAAAAGAATACTCATCCCCTTCCACCTTAACCTCATCGATAACATCGAGTCTTGACACATCGCCATCAACTCCCTCGATTCGGTCCCAGTAGAGAACATCATCGTAGTCCATACCTTTTAACATATCCATCAAATATGTTTTAAGATCTACGATCTGCTTCTTTTCGTTGAGATAGACATCGCCAACGTTCCCATCAAGAATGATGCATTTCTTGATACCGATTTCCCTTCTTAATCTGTTAAAAGTTGTTTGAAGTGCCATATTTCTTACCTCTTATTTTTATTCGTGTTGAAAGTTTGATATTTCATCGTAGCGATCTTATCGGGGTTGCTCCATATTTCCTGGGAGGCTTTGATCTTAACACCATAAACCTCCTCAAGGTCTCTTAGGAATGGTTCGATGTCCTTTTGACAAGCTTGCCCTTGATACCCGTGGAAGTCATAAACAAACCGCCCATCCAAGAATACTCGGAATTCCGCTTTTTCACCACTTGCCTTTAATGCAATCAAAACGACCTCGTTCGTATCTCTCTGGATTCTGATATTCTTCTTGTCAACGATAAAGCCTCTCGCTTCGATTGCTTGCATGATTATCTTCAGCGATTTTTTTCTGACCTTCTCTCCTACAATCTCCGCTGTCGCTGCCGAGCGAATCGTGGCAACTTGCTCTTGAGCTGTTCCTTGGCTTTCAGTCATAACCTTTTCTATGGTTTCACCATCAAGCCGGGCTGCTTCAAGTTCCGCTCTGATTCTCGCCTTTTCTTCTTCAAGACGAGATTCGTAGGTGCCGTTCATCAAATGCTTTCCTTCGGCAAGCAACCGCTCTCCCGAAAGAGTGCTATCTTTTAGAAAGGCAATATAGACGAATTGACGTAAGACCGTATCCTCTATCCCGTTTAAAAGAGCTTGCACTTCTTCGCTCATCATAACGATGCCGTTCGCATTTGCCGACATTTTTCGATTGCTTTCTGCGATTTTGGCACCCAGGACCGCGGTAAGCAGCTCTCTAAACTGAATGATTCGACCAGAGGCAAGGTCATCTGCTTTCGCTTGGAGTTCGTTTGCGCTCCTTATTGCATCTTCCCGGTGGGCATATCTTTGATCGTGGTTGTTCATATCCACGACACCCATTTTCGCCTCTTCGTCCGCCTTTTTCCTAACAGCCTTGATGTTTTCTTCAAGCGCTTGTCGCTCTGCCTTGATACTTTCGGCAAGGCTCTTCGCTTCGGGTGTCATTAATTTGCTCGATGCCTCTTCGGACTGGCGCAACAGTTCGTCAAGTTCCTTCAGCCGTGCTTCTGCAACTTCACATACGCTATTGCATTGTATGGCTATTTGTTCATAGTCCACTTGCACCTGTTGACTCATTCGCTACCTCCTTTTAATGAAAATACGATATCACTCCAGTTTTCAATCGTTGGCTTGTCAAACGGGATCTGTCGTCTTTCGGGATGTTGGAACCCGTTCCGGCACATACGAAGTTTGTGTAATGCATTCGCTTCGCCGGAATTGATAAGCCCGCTACTCTCTGCATTGTCAATCAACTCATTCGCCTGGGTTGTGTTATCCGCATTCAGCAGATCTCTCAAGTCGTACTGCATCTTAACGACCAGATCACAAATCGCTTCTTTGTATTTCCCGCGGGCGAGATACTCTTCAATGTATTTCGAGGTGATTCTGTCGGGATGAGATGCCGAGGTTTTTTCAATGGAAAGCACCTCGTGGATAGGCTCATAAATCGTAAAGTATAGTCCTAAAACCTTGTACTCCTTCTCCGCATATTGCTTATACTTATCGATTTTCCTTGCGGCAGTCTGCATCGTTGAATATGCATTGAAGAAGTCTTCCGAATTGAAATCATCTCTCAAAGTATAATCGGAGTAGTTCTCGATACCAAGCATTCCGTTCAGCTTCCAGAGGTTCGCTCTCAATGTTTCAAATTCCGTAGCGATACCGGTTTCGGCATCAATCCGCTCGTTTTCCAAAACATTATTCATATATACTTCAACGACATTCGCCACCCCGAGTATATCGTGCGTTTCAAACCCGGCGGTATCAAGTGCCTGATAGACAAGTTCGGGTTCTTCTACGTCTTTTGTCGTCTCGGCGAACTTGCGGATATACTCTTGATCGTTGATTTTTAATACCGTTTTTAAAGGTTGTAAAACAGTTTTTTTATAAATCATATTATCAAGTTTGATTTCTCCGCAGCTATCAGCGAACAACTGCGATCCGTATTTGATCAGGTACTCTTGCCACTCTTCGGACTTACCGAAAATAGCATTCATTTTGAGCAGAATATCTATTTTTTCGTCTGTGGAATTAAACCGCTCAAAGATGTGCAAGAGGTATCTTTCAAGCATTGTTTTATCATTTAATGCTTGTACCACATAAAGAATCACTCTCCCGATCTCACCATCAAACTCTGTGTCTTGATAAATCTCATACACCTTTTCGCAAATTGCCCTGAACTGATCTGCAGTCGCTTTACGCTCAACAAGCAGTTGGATTTCAAGAATATCTCCGAGTTTTTCGCATGGGATTCTAACGTTGTACGGAGAATAGTATTTGCACCCGGAAAGATCCAACAGAGCGAACTCTGCGTTTTCATCTATCAAATCAAGGATGTTTTTCGAGTCGGGTTCCGATACTTTTATACTGCTTTCGATGCCTTTGACTCCAAATCTTCCTCGGTTGACGAACACTTTACAAGGTCTCGCTGCTTGCTTTGTGATATCAAACGGGATGTATATATTCTCTACGTTTTCCAGATCGGACAAATCAACAGTCGGAACAGCAAATTGTCCCCTATCGATTCCCATGAATTTATACTTTTCTTTTGCAAGCAGACATTCGGTCATAACCGCCGAGGAATAGTAGCGGTTAAAGAATGCGGTTTCGTCCGAGGTTTCAAACCCATACTCTACTCCCGAGGGTTTGATAGTAAGGGTCATCCCCTCTTCTTTGCGGACTTGCATCTTCTGCGGTTCTTCGGTCTCATAGGAGATCATCCTCTCTTCAGCCTTAAGACCGATCTTCGTCCTATTCGCATTGATGTAATCTTCCATTCCGCTTATATCGACATCCACTCTGTCGAGGAACTCTTCGCCAAGAAAAGAAGATGCAAAAGTAGTGTAAGCCTGGTTACTAACCACATCGTATTTCCTCGTAACGGGGCTATAGAAAATATCTTTAACTTTCACCTTTTCAGCCCCGGTGGGGATAGCGCCTTCACGGAACATCTTCTTTCCCTTGTCCGTAAGTGACAGTTCGGACATTCTGATTACCGAGAAATAATGCCCCAGGAAATCACCCGGTGCGAACCGCGAGGCAATGATATCCGTACTCATCAGGTTGGCGATCTCCCGCCCAAAGAGATAGTGCAGATCTTTAGGGATGCCGAACTTCAATAAAACATCCACTATCGTATCTTCCCTATTCGCATTATTCAGCAATAAATCGAGAATGATATAAGAAAGGCGTTCCAAAAGAAGGTTTGGAGGACAAGCTACAGCTTGTTACTCTTGCTATGGCATTTGAGGAGATGA